TCCTTATAACAACACAAAGTAATATGCTTAGACTAAAAAATAAGTTTACTGTAAAAGCTCCATTTTCAAGAGATGCTACACCTATATATAGCACTGATCTTGAAGAAGGAGTTTTAGGTAAAGCTAATAATAACGGTACTATTTTAGTATCAGACAAAATAACAGATCCTGAAGAAAGACAAAGCGTTATAGATCATGAAAAAGTTCATTTAGATCAAATGAAACGAGGTGATTTAGATTACGATGATGAGAATGTCTACTGGAAAGGTAAAAAATACTCAAGAGCTGAAATGCAAGAAGGTGCAGAAAACTTACCTTGGGAAGCAGAAGCATATTCTAAAACAGATCCATTTAAAAAATACTAAACATGGCATATAATCAAAATAAAAATCCTTTTCAAAGTAAAAGTCCTTTAAATCACAATTTAAGAGACAAAAGAACTGGAACAAATTTTACTCATTTTCATGATCCAAAAAATCAAGGTAACATATATTCTTCTGATCAAAAAGTTATATCAGGTAGTAATAAATTTGGAACTCAATCAGGTAGAGTTAAAGATGATATAACTGGTAAAAGAAGAAGCGAAGAAGATTACGCAAGAGAATATGCTAGACAAATATCTGGCGCGTATAATAGCGGGCAATTAGCTGAAGGTCAATTTTTAGCTGATGATTTGTATAAAAGAAACCGAAAGCTATCACTTAAAAATGGTAACTTAAAACTAAAACCTAAATATAAGGGCATTGATAAAGGTAGCATGTTTAACACAAGAAAAGCACTTGCTAATGAAGATGGTGGTTATACGATTCCTGAAACTCAATATACTGAAGATCAAATATACGATATGATGGTGCAAGGTGGAGGTTTAGTTAGTATTGTAGACGGTCAAATTGTAGCTGGAAATCCTAACCAGGCTATGAGTGAAGGTTATGATCAGACGAATAGAATTAGAGTTAACGATGATTTTAGAAATCAATATGAAGAAGGAACTGAAGAGGAGTTTAACATACGTGCAGAAAGAAATAACCGACCTAATTTAACTGAACAAGAATTACAAGAAAAAAAGAACGCAATTTTTGCTAGAAGAGAGCAGGAAAAATTGGATCTTCAAAAGAGAAAAGCTGAAATTATAGCAAGGATAAAAGCAAAGCAAGGAAATAGCCCAGTAAACAACAATAGTCCTTTACATCAAGAACAAGAAATTGATCCAAGAACAGGACAACCAAAAGAGAATTACGTGTATGACGAAGGCGTTGAGGAAGTTGGTGAGACGATAGAAGAAACAATTTACAACGAAGACGGATCAATAAAAGGTACGAGTTTTAGGACTCCTAGAACAACCACATTCACTGGAACGGAGACAAGAGAGAATGTAGAAGAAATACCAGGGAATACTACTAATCCTACACCTCCAGCTTGGTCCGATTGTTATAAAAATGGAGTATTTCAAACAGGCGCTATTGTAGGCGAAGGAGCAAACAGAATTATATGTGAGCAAAAACCTCCAAGTAATGATGTGATAACTACACCACCAGAGGTAGTTGAGGAAGATATCACAAACACAGACACTTACTCTACGGTAAACTACGATGAAAGATTTGAACCTGTAGTGCCGGAACCAATACCTGAAAGTGCTTCTGATCTATTTAATTTAAGTGGAGGAAAAATTAAAGGAGGAGGCATGAAGATGGATTGGGATTTACGTCTTCCACAAACTACTCCTAAATTTCGTGCATGGGTAAAGAACTTGACCAAGGCAGGTAAAAAATGTGGTAATTGTGATTATTTAAATAGATAATATAATTAATTTGAAAAAGAAATTTATAGACACTAAGGTTGGTAGATTTTTATCTAATGCAGCTCCAGGTATATTAAACACTGTAGGCGATGTATTGCCAGATAACGGCGTTTTTGGATTAGTTAAAAACCTTATAGACAAAGATCCGGCTTTACCGCCAGAAGATAAAGAAAAAGCTTTATTATTATTACAACAAGATATAGTTGAAATGAAAGAAATAAGTAAACGTTGGGCGAGCGATATGAAGAGCGATTCATGGCTTTCAAAAAACACGCGTCCAATGACTCTTATATTTTTAACTGTGTCTTTAATTGTTTTAATACTTTTAGATAGTGGAAATATAGGATTTGGAGTTGATGAAAGTTGGGTAGATTTATTAAAATCTTTACTCATAACAGTTTATGTAGCTTATTTTGGTTCGCGAGGGGTGGAAAAATTCAAAAAAATGAGTGATAATAACTAAGAGTATTATATTAATTAAATCCAATTAAATGAAAAATCTATTATTAAGTGCGTTAATACTGTTTAGTATTAGCATCCAAAGTCAAGACTTGAGCAAAAAATTAAAAGGAGTTTGGTCAAGTGACACAACAAGTTATTATGTAGTTATACTGCATAACGGCAAAGAGTTTAAGTTTGTTAATTTCTCTTTTACAGATAACAACACTGTAACCGAGACTGTTGTTGAACAAAAAAAAGACTACGTTAAAACAAGAATTTACAACTCTAAAAATAAATGGGAAGTGTTTTTAACCTATAAACATGTAGACCAAAACACTTTATCAGTGAAATTTGAAGGAAGCACTAATAGCACTTCTACATATAGAAGACATTGGATAATGACAAATTAAATTAAATAAAATGGAAAAAGTAAAAGAAATTACTAAAGAAGAATTAAAAAAAGTAAGAGACTTCCAGTCTAAACTTTTTGAATTAACACAACAAATAGGGTTAGCAGAAACTCAAAAACATGCTATACTTCACGAAATAGCAGGGGTTAATCAAGATCAAGATGCTGTTAAAAAAGAATTAGAAACTAAGTACGGTTCTATAAATATAAATTTAGAAGACGGTAGTTATACTGAAACCAAAGAAGATGAATAATGTAATTAGAAAAATAAGCATAGGTTCTGATTATAAAAACGAAGCAATGCATTATTCTGTAGGTCAACAAGTTTACGGTGGTCATGAAATATCTCACATACTTAAAGATGAGAAAGATAATTCTTATAATATACATATAAAAAAGAATAATGAGGTTTTGCCATGGAAAAAATTTAATTCAAACATGGCGATATCTATAGAGTATGATTTAGAATACTAATGAATAGTATATATGACTTTATTGTAGAACCTATAGGTGATAGGTATGATAATATAAAAACAGTAGGTGGTAAAGATTTAATACTTAATACTAAAGTTGAATCTTGGAAATTTGTTAATAGACTGGCAAAAGTAATTGCAGTGCCAATAGCTTTGCATACTTCTATAAAAATAGGTGATACAGTTGTTGTTCATCAAAATATTTTTAGAAGATTTTATAATATGAAAGGCGAGCAAAGCAATAGCAGGTCTTATTTTAAAGATAACTTATATTTTGCTTCTGTTGATCAGATTTATTTATATAAAAACAATACTACTTGGAAATCTTTTGGAGATAGATGTTTTATTGTACCTTTAAAAAATTCTGAATCTTTAAGAAACAGAAAAGAACAACCTAGTATTGGAATAGTTAAAATTGGCAATAGTGCATTAGAAGCATCTAATATTAACAAAGGGGATACTATAGGTTTTATACCTGGTGCTGAGTGGGAATTTATTATAGACGATCAACGTCTTTATTGTATGAAATCAAATGATATTGTAATTAAATATGGAAATAAAGAAAACCAAGAGGAGTATAATCCAAGCTGGACAAGTAGCGGTTGAAGAATTAATAAAAGTAGCTAAAGAGCCTATAATTGATTCTGACGACGATATATCAGCTGATAGATTAAAAAACGCAGCTGCAACAAAAAAATTATGTGTATTCGATGCTTTTGAAATATTAAATAGAATACAAGAAGAGCAAGATATGCTAGATGAAAAGCCTAAAGAAGTTAAAAAAGAAACTACATTTCGTGGTTTTGCTGAAGGAAGGTCTAAATAATGTACGAGCAAACTTTATATAAAATACTAGACGACCATATAAAACCTAAGATAATTAAACAATTAAATAGGTATAAAAAATGGGAGTTTGGTTATAACGCAGAGCATGATATTGTTGTTATTTCTAAAACTGGTAAAATAGGAGAAATATACGAAATACAAGGTTTAAAAATAGCATTGCCTAAAGCAGAAAAAGTTCATATTTTTGAAAAAGATAAATGGACACCTTTTGCATATCCTAAAGTTTTAAGTAAAATTAAAACAGTATTTGATTGGAGAGAATATCCTGTTGAGTTTAAAGAAAAATATTACGATTATATTGACAATGAATTTAATAGAAGAGAAGAAGGTTTTTGGTATGTAAACAAAGGTATTTCTACTTATATTACAGGAACTCATTATATGTATCTACAATGGTCAAAAATAGATGTTGGCCAACCAGATTTTAGAGAAGCAAATAGATTATTTTTTATATTTTGGGAAGCATGTAGAGCTGATGATAGATGTTATGGTATGTCTTATTTAAAAAATCGACGTTCTGGATTTTCATTTATGGCTTCAGGCGAAACTGTTAACATGGCAACAATATCTACAGATGCTAGATTTGGTATATTATCAAAATCAGGTGCTGATGCTAAAAAAATGTTTACAGATAAAGTAGTACCAATATCAGTTAATTATCCTTTTTTCTTTAAACCGATTCAAGACGGTATGGATCGACCTAAAACAGAGTTAGCATATCGTGTACAAGCTTCTAAGTTTACAAGAAGGTCTATAGTGTATACAGAAAAAAACGAAGAACTAGCAGGACTTGATACAACTATTGATTGGAAAAACACAGGAGATAATGCTTATGATGGTGAAAAACTAAAACTATTAGTACACGATGAATCAGGTAAATGGGAGAGACCAAATAATATATTAAATAATTGGCGAGTTACAAAAACTACACTTAGATTAGGTTCTAGAATTATAGGTAAGTGTATGATGGGATCAACATCAAACGCTTTAGATAAAGGAGGTGCTAATTTTAAAAAATTATACAATGACTCAGATGTTACAAAAAGAAACGCAAATGGACAAACACGTTCAGGACTCTATTCTTTGTTCATTCCTATGGAATGGAATTACGAAGGATACATTGATTCTTACGGGCATCCTGTCTTCGACACACCAAAAGACCTTGTTAAAGGGCCTCACGGAACACCAATTACAATTGGGGTTGTTGAATACTGGCAAAATGAAGTCGATGGTTTAAAGCAAGATCAAGATGCTTTAAATGAATTTTACAGACAATTCCCAAGAACAGAAGAGCACGCTTTTAGAGATGAAGCAAAGTCTTCGTTGTTTAATTTAACTAAAATATACGAACAAATAGACTGGAACGCAGATATAAAAAGATCATCTGTTATAACACAAGGTAGTTTTCAGTGGACAGGAGGTATTAAAGACACTACTGTTATATTTGTGCCAAATAAAAATGGAAGATTTTTTGTTTCATGGGTTCCACCTAAAAGATTACAAAACAATGTAATAAGTAAGTTAGGCAATAAGTATCCTGGCAATGATACTTTAGGAGCTTTTGGTTGTGATAGTTATGACATATCAGGAACTGTTGACGGTAGAGGATCCAACGGATCTTTACATGGGTTAACTAAATTTAGTATGGAAGACGTGCCGCCAAATCATTTCTTTTTAGAGTATATAGCTAGACCACAAACAGCAGAGATATTTTTTGAAGATGTTTTAATGGCTTGTATTTTTTACGGCATGCCAATACTTGCTGAAAATAATAAACCTCGACTATTATATCATTTTAAACGCAGAGGTTACAGAGGTTTTGCAATGAATAGACCAGATAAAATTTATAATAAATTATCTATAACAGAAAGAGAAATTGGTGGAATACCTAACTCTAGTCAAGACATAATACAATCGCACGCTGCTGCTATAGAAAGTTATGTAGAAAGTTATGTTGGCCTTAGAGATGATAACACATATGGAGACACATATTTTCAAAGAACATTAGAAGATTGGGCTAAATTTAACATAAATCAAAGAACAACACACGATGCTTCTATTAGTTCTGGCTTAGCTATAATGGCTTGCAATAAAAACAAATATAGACCTGTTCCACAAGTAGTAAGAAAAAATTATGATTTAGGAATAAAAAAATATGATAATAGTGGGTTATTATCTAAAATGATAGATTAAATGAGAAAAGTATATACTAACGGTAATAGCATTTTTCCTAGCCAAGTGGTTAGCGACGCTGAAAAAGCATCCTTAGAATATGGCGAGCAAGTTGCTCAAGCTATAGAACAAGAGTGGTTCAACGTAGGTAGAACAAATGGCAATAGATACCTAACTACATGGAACAATTACAATAGACTTAGATTATATGCTAGAGGTGAACAACCTACTCAAAAATATAAAGATGAATTATCTATTAACGGTGATTTATCTTATCTTAATTTAGACTGGAAACCAGTACCTATTATATCAAAATTTGTAGATATATTATCTAATGGTATTTCTAATAAAGATTATGATATAAATGCATACGCACAAGACCCTGCTTCAGTTCAAAAAAGAACAAATTACGCGGAATTATTAGCTCAAGATGTATTTGCTAGAGATACTATGAAGCAAATAACAGCTGTACTAGGCAAAGAACTTTACAACACTAATGTACCAGAAGATAAACTACCACAAACGCCCGAAGAATTAGAACTTCACATGCAACTGACCTACAAGCAGTCTGTAGAAATTGCTGAAGAAGAAGTTATAAATCAGGTATTAGATACTAATAAGTGGGATTTAATTAGACGTAGAGTAAATTATGATTTAGTAACATGTGGTATTGGAGCTGTTAAAACAGATTTTAATGTATCAAACGGTATAACAATTGACTACGTTGATCCTTCAAGTTTAATATACTCTTATACAGAAGATCCTAATTTTGAAGATATATATTACGTAGGTGAATTAAAGCCTCAAACATTACCAGAAATAGCTAAGCAATTTCCAAATTTAACTGATGAAGTATTAGAAAGAATACAACAAAACCAAGGAAACCAAGAAAGTAAATATGGTTTTGGAAATCAAGCTTGGGATTCAAATAGTATTCCTTTATTATATTTTGAATATAAAACTTATAGTCATCAAGTATTTAAAATAAAAGAAACTGAAAGTGGTCTACTAAAAGCAATTGAAAAAACTGATACTTTTAATCCACCTGAAAATGATAATTTTGAAAGAGTAGGTAGAACTATAGAAGTTTTATATAGAGGAGTTAAAGTTTTAGGTGCTAACATATTATTGAAATGGGAAATGTGTCCTAACATGACTAGACCTTTTGCTGATACAACTAAAGTAGAAATGAATTACGCTATATGCGCGCCTAGAATATACAAAGGACGTATTGATTCAACTGTAGGTAGAATAACTGGTTTTGCAGATATGATTCAATTAACTCATTTAAAGCTACAACAAGTTATTGCAAGAATGGTTCCAGATGGCGTGTTTTTAGACATGGATGGTTTAGCTGAAGTTGATTTAGGAAACGGAACTAATTATAATCCTCAAGAAGCTTTAAACATGTATTTTCAAACAGGTTCTGTTGTAGGTAGATCTTTAACTCAAGATGGTGATCCTAATAGAGGTAAGATACCTGTTCAAGAATTATCTACTGGTTCTGGTCAAGCTAAAATACAAAGTTTAATATCTACTTATAATTATTATTTACAAATGATAAGAGATGTTACCGGGCTTAACGAAGCTAGAGATGGTAGCACACCAGACAAAAGCACATTAGTAGGTTTACAAAAACTTGCAGCACAAGCTTCTAATATAGCAACTAAGCATATAAACAATGCTAGCTTGTATTTAACTTTAAGAATATGTGAAAATATATCTAAAAAAATAAATGATATGTTAGATTATCCTTTAACAGCTAATGTATTAAAAAATAGTATTTCAACATTTAACACAGAAACTTTA